AGCAATATTAGAAAAGACATACAAGAAAATGCACCTGTAGGAGAAACAAAGAAATATTCTAAATCTTGGTCAGTAAAAACTATAAAAGAATCTTCGAACTCAATAGAACTTGTAGTTCACTCAAGAAATAGATACCAACTGGCTCATCTACTTGAGAAAGGCCATGTTCTTAGGCAGGGTGGAAGAGTATCTGCTAAGCCACACATTGGACCAGCTGAGGATAAAGGAATCAGAGAATTAGAAGAAAATATAATGAGAAAGTTAAGAGAATGAAGAGATTAATGAAAATAATTAACGATATTGGACTTCCCTTTGCCTACTCGCACTTTGCTGAGGGAGAAAGTCCAGACCCACCATTTATGGTCTATCTATTTCCAAAGAATAAACACTTTGGTGCAGATGGAGTAGTTTTTTACAAAAACACCCAGATTGAGTTAGAGCTTTACACTAACAAGAAAGATTTAAAACTAGAAGAAAAGATAGAAGCGATCCTTGATAGAGAAAAAATCTATTATGAAAAATCTGAAGTTTGGATTGAATCAGAAAGACTCTATGAAGTTTTATATGAATTTACTATGGAGGTAAAAAATGGCTAATAAAGTTAAATTTAATATTTGTAATGTTCACTACGCTCTCTTCGATAAAGCTGAAGAGGGCGTTATTAAATATAAGACACCAGTTCCAATGCCTGGTGCTGTTTCAATTTCATTGGATCCTAATGGAGAACCTGAAAGCTTTTATGCAGATGGAATTGAATACTACACTATTTCAAACAATATGGGATATGACGGAGATTTAGAAATCGCCCTTATTCCAGAATCCTTTAGGACGGATGTTTTGATGGAAAAAT